TAGACCTTTAAATGAATTACGCGCGTGGCTATCTCCATAAAGATAAATCATTGTATATTCCACCACAAATTCGGGTGGTGTTCCACCCGAATTTGTGGTTTTGTGTTTGGTTTGATTTTGAGTCCTCGGCTGTCTCTAGTTGGAGTAGGCAAGACCGCCCATGCCGCTCATCACGCGCAGCACGTTGTAGTTGACGGCGTAGACGCGCACCTGGGCCGTGCGGCCGGCGCGCACCGTGTTCACGGACACCGTGAGCTGGAGCGTGGCCTTGTCGATGCGCGAGAAGTTGCACGTGCCCGACGGCTGGTGCTCCTCCGGCTTGAGCGCGAAGGAATACACGCAGATGCCCGGAGCCGCCGGCGTGCGCGTGTGGTGCTGGAACGGCTGGACATACGTGAAGTAACGTCCCTCGCGCTCCGTGAAGCGGTCCTGGCCGTTGAGCTGCAGCTTGGCAACCTCAACCGGGCACTTGCCAGAGCAGCGCGTGCCGGAGTCCAGGATGACCTTCGCCAGGAGGTAGTTGGTCGTGTCCTCAAACAGGAACTGCTGGTCATTCTCGCTGGCGTTGAGGTTAGAGTCGAGCCACGACGAGCCGCGCAGCGACGGGCCCGCAGAAAAGCCGACACCCTGCGTGTAAGGACCAGAAGGACCATCGCCCAGTGTCGTCGGGACAAACGACACAGAGCCGCCGCCGCCGAGCGAGCCGCGGGCAAGCACGTCCATGATCACGCCCTCCGTCGAGAAGTCGTCGGAGTAGTTGAACGGCTGGCATCCGTTGACCTCGGCGATCCACGACGGCGCCGGGACCGAGCAGTCAACGAACGAGTCACGCTGGCAGACCCACACGAGCTCCTTGACCGGGTGGTTGAAGTTGAGCTGGATCTTGTTCGAGCTCGACGTGATCGACTCGGCGCCCGTGAACTGCAGCTGCTCGATGAGGTACTCGTGCGTCTGCTGGGCGAAGCGGCGACGCTCCTCCGTGTCCAGGTAGATGTAGTCGATGTAAAGGGACGCGGCCGTGAGCGACTGGATGGCCGTCGGGGCCGCAGTGCCGGACGTCTGCATCTCGTAGTAGCAGCAGTTGATCCACTGCTCAAACTCCACGTTGATGCGCACCTCGTGATACTGGAGCGCGATCAGCGGGATCGCCAGGCCCGGGTTGCGGCAGAACCAGAACTGCAGCGGGATGTAGAGCGTGCGGGCCGGCGTGCCCGAGCGGGGGGCGCACGAGTTCGTCAGCTCAGAGCCAGCGCACGACACATCCAGCGCATAGCCCTTGCGGTCCTTCATCAGCACGAGGTCGTGCGTGTTGCCGATCATCTCATCGAGCGCCTTGACCGTGCCAGTATCCTGCGTCAGCTGCGTCCAGATCTGCATCCAGTCGCCATACTGGCGGTCGATGCGCTGGCCACCAATCTCAAGCTCCACCGTCTTGATCATGCGGTGACCCACGTAGTTGAGCCAGCGGAAACGGTTAACCGTGGGGTTATTGCCCGCATCCAGCTGCACCGCCGGCAGAACCACCTGGATATACGTGCGGAACATCAGATCCGCGTTACGGTTGATGATGGCCGTCACGCGCTTGTTGAAGTCCGCCTGGCCGTTGAAGGTCACCTCAATCGACTCCATGGCGAAGTTCGTGTGGCGCTTGAACAGCACCTTCCAGAACGTGATCTGCGGGTTGCCGCTGATGTAGATGTCCTGCGCACCGTAGCTGACGAGCTGAAGAAGACCACCACCCATATTGCTTGTATGATACTGAGCAAGAAAATTTCCTCGGCGACTCTCCTTTAAAATACGCGGTGACCACCATATACATAGCAGAAACGGCACTCCGGTCTATACATCTCTGACCCTCCAATGGCTATCTGATCGAATCCAGTTCGAAGCCGACGAGTAAACAGAGCAGGATTTCCACATGCACACCGGCTGTGAAGATGAGTAATTCTGTTGGCCAGTGGAATTGTATCCAATAGCTCTCCAAACGAACGCCTGTCTGAATCACCCGACAGTCCAATCAAATAGACGATTTTTAAGTGGGTATCCACAGCGAACTCTACAAATGGAACAAGACCCTCAAAGAACTGAGCCTCATCCACAATAATCACGGAGAAGTGCTGAATGAAATCCGCAGTCAGTGAATTCAGCGTGCATGTGGTGTAACATGGGACTGAATCTCCATTGTGAGTTGTCAGCTCATTCAGATTGACAAATCGAGTATCAATTGCTGGCTTTACAACTAGAACGCGCAGCCCCTGGTTGGCGTATCGTCTAACCAAATCAATCGCATACGTTGTCTTTCCCGCAAACATGGGTCCGATAATGAGTTCGAGCGCCATTATTGCTTACTATGGCGACGGCGTGTATACACCTTTCTACCACCAGTAGTGGGTGCCCAACAACGATATTTCATTCCCCCGCAATGACGACGCGTCTTCATCATTTATACGCACACGTGGAAAAAAGGTAATGGATCAAGACCAGGCCAGTGCAATCGTAGTTGCGACGATTGTTCTGGTGGTAATCTTTACATGTTGGGTTCGACATCTTCGAGAGCAGAGCCGCAGGGCTAGACTCTATGACCTTCAGGATGCGGTTGTCGTATAACTATGTTTGAGGACTGCAAAGTTGAGCTTCTAGAGATATTTGGTAATGATCTTACCGTTGTAAATGCAGCACGGGTATCACTCGGTAAGTATGCAGACGAGTTCACCGAAAAGGATGCGAAGTTGATCAAGTATCTGGCTGATCATGAGCACACGTCACCCTTTTTCCACCCTCAGCTCCGGTTCCGTCTTAAGATGCCGATCTGGATGGCACGTGAATGGTTTCGACACACGATTGGCTTCTCTCGCAACGAGGTGTCTCGTCGTTACGTAGATGATCCGCCGACCTTCCACATTCCCGCGTTCCGGACCCGTGCGCCAGGTAAAAAGCAGGGAAGTAATGATGATGTGCACCCAGATAATGCAATCTATCGAGAGTTTCTTGGGGCTCAGGTGAGTGGTGCTATGTTGGCCTATCAGACGATGCTTAATAACAATATTCCGCCTGAGCAGGCAAGGATGGTTCTTCCGCAGAATATGATGACAGAGTTTATTGAGACAGGTTCGTTAGCTGCCTATGCTCGGTTGTGCCATCTTCGTATGGGACCCGATGCACAGGCAGAGATTCGGGATGTTGCGGGACAGGTCAGTGAGTTGGTGAAGAGTGCGTTTCCTGTGAGTTGGAGTGCATTGATCAGCCCATAACCATGTGCGGAACGATATGCATGGCCTCCAACTCCTGCATCCACAGTTTCATTGCGTAAGGGATCGTCTTCTGAACGAAATCCGTCTGATTGCCGCAGGATCCGCATGAATATAACCCCTCCTGAGGATTCACAATCGCCAGCGTTCCACAGGTCTTGCAGATACCGGTCATGAATGGATCAGACACATCCATCAGGCGTTCCTTAGTAAATGCTGCAGCACCGTGCGAGATCATGCAGTCCCGCTCCATTTCACCCACACGGAGACCTCCATCGCGGGACCGTCCCTCACAGGGCTGACGAGTGAGAGACACAATGGGTCCGCGTGCCCGAGAGTGCTTCTTATCAATGACCATGTGCTTCAAGCGCTGATAGAAAGTTGGACCCATGAAGATCTCCGCTTGCATCATCTCGCCAGTCTGTCCATTATACAGAATCTCGTTGCCATACGGATGCATTCCCAGCTCTAGCATCTGAGCTCGCAGCTCCTCAACCTTCAGGTGAGAATACGGTGTTCCATCTGCCAGCGTTCCCTTACGAACACAGATCTTTCCAAAGATACACTCCATCAGCTGCGCAATCGTCATACGACTCGGCACAGCGTGTGGATTCATAATCAGATCGGGCCGAAGACCGGATCCGGTGAACGGCATATCCTGCTCATCCATAAGCATTCCCACCGTTCCCTTCTGTCCGTGACGAGAGCTGAACTTGTCACCAATCTGCGGAATACGCTCAGACACGACCCGGACCTTCACGAAGGGATATCCATCTGAATTCTTATCCTGCCACACACCGTCGATACGACCGGGCTCTGCATTCTTGTGGGTGGTCGATGCATCGCGGAACGCATATCCTGCGGTGTCGTGGCGCAGATTCACAACCTTGCCAATCACCACATCGTTCTCCTCAATATTCGCATGGAGAATCGGAATACCGTTCTCGTTGACAGCTCCGTAACTGGTATTCTTGAACTTTCGAGTATTGTGCTTCTGAGGCCTCATAAACTTCTCCTCTCTGCCCGAGGTAACGTTCCTGTGCTCCTCATCTTTATACATCGTGTAATACAGCCCACGAAACAGACCACGATTCACAGAGGACCGGTTCATGATGATTGAATCCTCCTGGTTATAACCGCCATAGCACGCAATCGCAACCACGGCATTCATTCCAAACGGCATCTCCTGCATACGGAGAATGTTCATCGAGCGTGTCTCCACGATTGGGCGCGAGATTGAACAGAGAACATATGCATTCTTATCTAGGCGCTTGGCAAAGTTCGATGCATACACGCACATCGACTGCTTGCCCATAGCCGACTGGTAAGTGTTACGAGGAGACTGATTGTGATCGGACAAGGGGATCGTTCCAGCCATATGTCCAACCAGCATGGAAGGGTGAATCTCGTGGTGAGAATGAGACGTAACCTCCTCGCGGGTCAGAGCAATCCGCAGTGTCTCCGTCTCCGATGCATCAATATACTCTACGCATGTCCTCACCCATGCATTCCAATCCTTACGCTCATCGCCAACTGGCTGTGCGGCACCAACGCGAAACACCGGCCGGACAACACGCCCGCCGTCTGTTTCGATAAGAATTGCATTCAGCAGGGTATACCAGGCGATTGACGTGTGAGGATGAAGGCGAGACGTGTGCTTGGCAGCGCGCATGGCCCTCACAAGATCCAGCGGCCTTACCGTATAGGCAACGAGGACTCCGTTTACCATAATCGATGTTCCCTCGTAGACCTTTGGCACGGTGATCCATGTAATTGCCATGTTGGGAGTCTCTCCAAGGAAGTGAAGGACTGTGGAGGATGGCACGTGCTGGGAAACCGACGTCAGAAGTGACATAGTCTTCACAATACCCACCGAGTGGCCCTCCGGAGTTTCGACGGGGCACATGAATCCCCACGAAGTTCCGTGCAGCTTACGGGGGGCAAGTAGCTTTCCCGACTTCTCAACCGGAGTCTGAATACGGCGCAAATGGCTCAGTGTTGCAGAATACGACATCCGTGCCAGCACTTGCGAGACACCGACCTTGGTCGCATTGGACATCGTAGCCGAAGACGTGCCCAAACCCTGCACAGTGAAGTTGCCGGTCGCCAGTGCCTGCTTCATCTTGCCCTCAATCGCAGAGAGCTTGAGAATCTTATACAAATTGTTGATGTTCAGAATCTCGAGCGGCTGTCCGGCCTTCTTCCATGCATCGTTGTTCACCTCCTGCACAAACTCATTGCGAGTGTCATTGCACACCTTCTGAAACAGCTGTCGAAACAGATGCGTAAGTAATGCACCTGTTGTCACGACGCGCTTGTTCGGATAGGCATCGCGGTCATCGAGCGGGATCTTCTTGCAATAGGTCAGAAGAAGCCGGCGGATCATCGCACCCATCAACATCACACGCCGGGCATTAAGCACCTCCGGGCTTGGCACGGGCAGCTCCCCAGCAAACCGAACGTGGGGCAGGAACTCAGAGGTCAGCAGATAGCGCACATATGCACACTTGTCCTCCTGATTCGTTCCATACTGCAGATGGTTCGTGAGATAGCGAACGGCATCCTCCTGTGTGAAGATCGACATCTCCGATACATCTCGGAACGACGCGGCCAACAGCTCAATATGCGGATCTGTCTCGTCTCCCCAGATAATGCGGGCAATTGCTCGGTCCTCGATCATACCGAGTGCTCGGAAATAGACCATCACTGGAATATCCTCGCGAAACCGAGGAACACATGCCACCATCGGGTAGCCATATCCATTGAACTTAGAACTCAGACGGATCTCCAGCTTCTTCGGAGGCGTAGTAAACGACTCCTGTAGAGACTTCATCTCAACCGAGAACAGATACTTGGAGGATGACTTCTTGGTCTGAAAGATCATGATGCGGTTATCGGCAACCTTCTCTTGGCAGAGGATAGTCCGCTCCGATCCGTGAACAACGAAGTATCCGAGCGGATCGTGGGAGCACTCGCCGAGATCTGACAGAGGTGCCGGATACTCGCGCAAGAGACAGAGCGAAGACCCCAGCATAACAGGCAGCTTGCCCATTGAGATTCCCTCAAATACGCGGAACTCCTCATCATATGTGTCAAGCTTCTCACCCTTATACGTCCGAGCCACAAAGCGGATATCTGCATGCATCTGAGCCGCATAGGTAAAGTTGCGAACACGGGCCTCCATGGGAAGCATGGGCTTCACGCGTCCAGTTGCCTCCTGAAGGCGAGGCTTCAGATAGGTCACGTTCTCAAACGAAAGGCGGAACTCATACTTATATTTCTTGGTGATCTCATCCTGTTCATGCCACACAGTGATCGGAGCAGTCGATTGCACGATCAAAGGAAGCTTATTGCGAACAAAGTCCTCAAAGGAGTCCACCTGGTGATCGACGAGGCGGCGGATTCCCTTTGCGAAGTAAGAGTTGACAGCATCCCAGTCGTCCATGGTATCTAGAATGGCTCGGACATGCTGTAAATAAGGTTTATCCGTTTTGAGTAAAGGAGTCATGAACATCACCAAGGTTGGGGGAGCACCTCCTCCGAAAAAGCCAATTAAGACAATGAAGACATATCCCGAAGGAGTCTTACGAGGGGCTAGAAAGACACGGAGAATTGAACCCGTTCGCGATCCTTCGAGCAGCCCTCCTTTCAAGGCCGGTATCCGAATTTTAACAGAGTTTGGCGATAAGGAACATCGCCGTAAGGTCAAGGCCACTCTTCGCCGTATGACAAATAAACAAATTCGTGATAAGCTGAAGAAAGCAAATATGGAGGTGAGTGATAAGACACCCGATCAACTTGCTCATACTATCCTCAAAAGCGGAGTAGAAGCCGGAATGATTCCTCTCTAAAGACTAATGACTAGTGTCTGGGGGCCACTTGGGTGGATGACCCTTCACTCTGTTGCATCTTTATACCCAGACTCTCCTACAGAAGCAGAACGGCAGCTTATGATCACGTGGTTGGACCTCTTTAGAGATACAATCACATGCCCTTCGTGTCAGGGTCACTTTGCTGAATTGTTAACCAACTATCGGGCACAGTTTCCGAACATGCTCTATTCTCGTCGAGATTTCATGCTGTTCACATTTCGGGCCCATAACGATGTGAACAAGCGCATTTCAAAGCCAGTGTATTCAACTGTCTCTGAATGTTTCGATCTCCTGCGAAACAATGTCAAATTTAACAAGAGTGTGACATTTCGAATTTCGTATATCAATCGTATCACACAGCATTGGCGTGTGTTCCAAGATGCAAGCGGCATGACCGCTATGAAGAGAATTCATCAGATGAAGAAGATAGAAATCCAGTATATGACACCCAGAAGCAATGAATTCGAAGTCATAATTCCTGAGGATGTGGTGATTGTAAATATTGGTGCACCAACAATGTCAAATGGTCCGCGTCCAATGGAAGCGGTAAATGTAGAAACTAGAATGATGCTGTCGGGAGGTCGATTTCGCTTACGGAGGTAAGTGCTCGATCCGGACTCCACGGAGTTGAAATCAATGGATCACACTCCCATGCATATCGACGCATCCACGGATGGCGAGTATCGTTCTCCTCCTCATACATCTCATCTGGAAACCTAACTCTCCGTCTGGCTTTTCGTAGGGATGCTGAAGGTAAAATGAACTGCAACTGATGTCCAACATGAAATGGCGGGGTTGGATGCTTCCACACGAAGGACGTAGGTTGATCAAAGTCGGCCAACGTTTGAAGAAGAGGAGCTTCTGCATACGGATAGACCCAACACCAGTCTAGAACTTCGGATGTCGTGAAATAGTGCAGAGTCCATGCATACGTCTTCCAATACGCTTCACAGACCGGCGCCCAGTCAATTACTCCATCAAAAAGCAGGCCAACCCTTGACTCCAGAGCATGACCATCCGCGGCAACAATATGCGCATCCGTTGGCTTTCTGCGCTCAATAAGAACTTTGGTTTCCATCGCAACCGGGTTCTTCATTCTCAATGCACGTCCGTGTCCATCTTCGCGCAAAGAAAACATGGAGATAGCTGGCATGAAGTCATTTCCAAAATAGCGAATACACATGGGGACATACTCGTCTACCGGGAGAGGAAGAACATTCGCAAGGGCGGATATGGAAAGGGCATCCTCATCACGAAGTAAGTATACATGTCCGACATTACGTTGCGCAAGCGCAATGAGCACCAGATCCGCATCGAGTCCATAGATTGCCACCGTGGTTCGCTCACATGGATCAAGGGATCGTAACCATCGAAATATTTTATGTTCCCCCTCCCCATGTTCGTCTGTTCCTGATATGACGGCGTGTGGGAAAGCCAGTCTCAGTTCACTAGCAAGCTCTCGCATATACGGAGTCTCTGGAGACAACTGATGCCGATCAAATACGCCAGCCTTTTCAGGGATACGAAACCTACGATAGCGCTGCTGCACGATCTTTGCGTAAGGAACAAGTCCATCGAATGCAATATATACCTTCTTGACTCGCATGCGATCCAAGTAAATCCGCAACTCTGTGATCACGGAGCCAATTGGATCTTCATCTTTGATAGCTTTGTGTAAGAAACAGTTGAAGTCCATGCAGAGCACATCGGCTTCGAATGTTTGATATGGCTTTTGAATGTGCTTGTGTGCACGAAGCAGTGACGCTACGTAATACGGGATACCCATTATTAATAGCTCGGTTGCGGTGTGAAGACACTATAAATATATAACATAATAGCATGGTGTTTCCTGTTATCATTTCTTATAGTAACTTTGGCTATGAACTTTTTGCAAAAAATATGCTAATCAGTTTAGATAGAACAACTAGACACCACACTGTTCATTTCTACTGCCTGGATAATGAAATTTATGATAGCTTAAGCCAGATGTCATTTCAGAATATACGCATATCATTCGAACTCTATAATAAAACAGATGTGTCTAAGAAGTTTGAGCAATACGGAACTGATGCGTATAACTCAATCACCCATACAAAAATCAACATTCTGCGAGATGCACTCACGAAGTTTGATTTCATACATTTCATTGATTGCGATGTTGTATGTATGAAAGAGCCAACGTCTGAGCATTACGCGAAATATGCCCAATATGATATTGTATTTCAACACGATGCAGGCATGCATTCAGAAAATAGCTTACATGCATCTACTTTACACCATATTTGGTGCTGCACTGGCAACACGAGCTTTAGAAATACACCGGGGACTCAACTGCTACTTGACAAAATATCTGAGTATCAAATGAAATATCCGGGAAAGAATGACCAAGAATGTCTTTATCAGTTTTTTCAGGATATATCGCTTGTCGATCTTCGAGATTTTCAAGAGTCTAAGTTATATACTTACGAAGTCAATGAATATACGAATGGTTATTGGTTGAGCCGCGATATAGGACCACTTACTTCAACTTACTTTTTCCATGCAAATCATGTTCAAGGATCAACTGCAAAATTCGATCTTCTCAAAAAAGCTGGGAGTCTTTTTGTTAATCTTCCATCACAGCCGCGGGTTTCAACCAAAGAGGACCGCATCTTTTCCAATTCATTCTTGAGCAAATTGAAGAACGCTCTTATCTAGCAGCACCACCACTTCCGCTTGACGGCCGAGGCCAGAAGCTCCTCTACATTCTTGACGATAATCGTGGGCTGCTTGGACATGATCGAAGAGATCACATCAGCAGCCTTCTTCTCCGCAGCAGCCACTGCAGCCTCTGCCGCAAGAGCACTCATTGCTGTCTCCACGAGGTGAGGAACCATCGTCTTCACAAAGAGGAGAGCTGCAGACTTCTCATCATCGGACATCGTTGACGTGTTGATAACAAACGTCAGGCTTCCCTGAAGCATGGTCAGGCGCTCGCTAGGAGTCAGAGATGTGAGGGACTGCAGGTGTGTGGCGATCTTTGTCACACCAACAACCGGGTTCTTCCAATCAATTGAATCAAACAGGCTGGGCGCGGGGGGCGCTTCTACCGCAACAGGTGCAGGGGGTTCAGCTGTTGTCGACATTTATCTGTTCACCATACTTTACTCTGAACTCTACCAACGCGATACACGACGAGGGCGGCGGCGGCGAGTTCCACCAGCATTCACCTGGGGCGGAGCAGGAGCTAACGAAGGAGCGGGAACAGGGACCGCCGCAGTTGCTGGAGCAGGGGCTGCGAGTCTTAACTTTTCCTTCTCAAGCTCCTTGGTCACCGCTTTCTCGCGCTTCCGCTGGCCCTTCTCTTCATCGGTCATCTTAACCTTCTGGGTCTTGGCTTTGGGCGCCGGCTTGGCCTTGGCGGTCTTCTTCATCTCTTTCATATGTTTCTTGTGAGCATCCTTGGCCTTCTTGAGTTCATCCTTCAGATCGGCTACCTGCTTTCGAAGCTTATCAGATGCATCGACCTTGGCTCCAGAGTCCTTGCAAAACGTATCTACCTTTTGACGCAGTGTCGGCATCTCTTGTTATTTGTCGGCGAATTTAAACGGAACAAATGGTAATGTGGGAGTGGCTGATTCTTCTCGCTCTTGTTGTGGTGTTTCTATACTTAACAAATCTCGGAAGAACAGCACCGCCTCCGGGTTGCAAAGCCTGTGCAAAGAATCCCGACCAATAACAAATGTTCGGATTCATGAATGCATTCAAGCCTAAGCCAATTACGCCGGCTCCCAAGATTCCTACCCCGCCCCCTCCCCCGCAGCCGAAGTTTTCTAGCTAACATCCAATGAAGAACGTCATTGGACCACTCAAAAAGGGAACTTTAATGGGATATTCGACTCACATGAAGACAACGGCTCGCCGGAAGACTCTGCGGAAGGTTATCAAGAAGGTTGGTCCGCTTTCTACGTTCCGCAAGTTGAATGCAGTCTCCGTGTTAACGAAGCGCACTGCGCCCAAGAGTTCTCGGAAGATGAAGGCTGATCGCAAGTGGGTGAAAAAGAACTTCATGTAAAGACAAATGGGCAAGATTCCCCTTAAATGGATCCTGGTAGGTGTGCTTATCCTTTTGGTAGGCGGATATCTCTCTGTTCAAGGCCCCGGTGTTCAGTGCAACGGATCAATGGTGTATTGCCCGGGTGTCGGATGCGTTTCCGGACCGGACAAGTGTAATGCTGGATATTCGGGGGGTCCTTCGGCTGTTTTTTCCAAGACCTGGGAACATGAACAGTTTACCGATGGAAAGGATGTTTATCCCGAGATGCCCAAGTTTGTAGAGGTCAGCCCTCGCTCCATGGCTCCGTGTGATAATGGAACGCGTGCACCGGATGGCAGGTGTTCGCGGTATCTTGGCCCTTAGCGCAAACAGTTAGACTTAATCGGTGCCTGGCGTGTGACCACCCTCATCTTCATTGTCCGAGCCCCAAAGAACGCCTCCACCGTCTCCTTCACCAGCTGCTCATCGAAATCCTTGCAGGAGAATACGTCCAGATACATGGAGTTGTTCTCTTCCACGAAGTGTGCGCAGATATTACTCGTCTCAATCAGCTGAACAAGCGTATATCCAGCCTTTCCATCAGAACCAAAGTGGACAATCTGCGGAGAGCCATATGCCACCATATCAATGCGCTTGACCAGCGCGTTATTGAACTCATGAATGTTCGCGGGATTACGGATCGTATGAGGAATCACGCCGCCGGCGTCGAGAAGAAGGTGCTTACCCCATGTGCGAAGAGCCTGCATTGACTATACTCTTTTGCTGCGTGAAAATGGCCTTACCGGCGACGACGCGCGCCACCAAACGTCGAAGACGAAGTAGGTGTATTCAGAAAAAACGCATAATACGGGATGTAAACAGTTCCAAAGATAAAGTCCAAAATGGCCCATCCGACCGACTGATACTTATCATAGGACAGCTTCGCAGCAGCGGCGTGTAACAGGAGACCGAACACTCCACCCAGAGCAGCAACAATCATCAGAAGTCCACCCCAAAGTGTCGGAGTCGCAGTCGTAGCCGTAGTCGTAGCCGTAGTCGTAGCCGGCTGAGTTAACGCGGGATTCGTCGGTGCGGCACTCATTATATGTGGTTGTGAATAAAAACAAACATGGCAGGCAACCAGAAGCTTTCGACCGAGCTTCTTGTTCGCGGTCACACAACGTATGGAACAGAGCATGATCGTGTCATGCGGTTGTCTCGAGTCAGTGCTTACGAAGAGAGGTCTCGGAATCTTCGCAGGGCATTTGACATTCTGCTTAATCAGTATACAAATCTGTTTGTCTCGGGAGGTGACACCCGTTATCTGCGGGCAAACATCCTGGCCTATGCAAGAATTCTGAAAACGAAAGTGGATTTATCAAGAAAACGATAAGAGTGCGGCGGCAACAATGACTTCTACACACATCTACTTCTGCTCTAACCAGGACTGCAAGATGGAGGTCTCGAACTACGGCACTGAGTGCTGTGACTGCTCGGAGCTGAGCGAGTGCCCGGGGTGCGGCGAGGATATCCTCGTTGGCGCCAATGGTTACTGCGCTGACTGCTGGGGTTCCCGCTTCGATTCTTCGGAGCTGTCCCACTGGTGTGGAAAGGAGGACTGCGAGGAGTGCCAGTCGGAGTATTACGAGCAGTGCGGAGGATGCGGAACGAACTGCAATCTGTGGAATGAGCGTTACTGCAAGTCATGTTACGATGACCGCTACGTGCCGAAGCCGCCGCAGTGCACGAAGGGATGTGGGACAGCAGCGCCGGGCTCGAAGCGCTGCTATGTGTGCATCGATGGACCGGAGCCGATTCGTTCGCCGGCTTACGCCGAGCAAGACTACCGCACGCCCGACGATGTGCGCGAGATCATCAAGATGATCACGGAGAAGCTTCGCGGCACGAAGATGACTCCCCGTCAGCAGGCCGACTGGCAGTGGCTGCTGGGCAACCGAGAGGAGGAGCTCGCGCGGATGGAGGCAGAGATGTGGGCTGGTTATGACAAGGATGACCTGCGAAAGTTGGACCTGCAGCTGAGGCGCGGCGGGTGGTGATTGCAAAACGAATGAATTATGACTTAACTTTTTCAATGCAATGATTCCTAATTTCTCTCTTCTCGACTTTGACGAGCACACCTCCATGATGCTATGTGACATGCACCAGGCATGCACCCAAGCAGGTGCATGGGACTGGATCAAGACCTTCAACGAGGAGAGCTTCATGTTCTCGCCTCATCCCATGATTGCTGAGATCAGTAAACATATGAAATACAATGGCCACTCGGGGGCATCCTTTGGATTCTGCATGCGCCACATGGAGAACTACGCAAAGAATGGCGCAGAGGCCTATGCGTGGAAGTATGCAAAGAACGCACAACTCCGGGCGTCATTCCTCAAGGAGATAACTGACTGAGCCCGTAGTGTTATTCATCGGCATGAACTATGTATGCCGGAATCGTTCGTTTGCGTTCTAAATAGGTAGCAACAATGCGATGAGCACCATCCAGTAAAGTATAGGTTCCCTTTTTCAATACGATCCATATGGGATCTGTATCCCCTTGTTGCCGTATTGTTTGCCTGTGATGTAACACTGAATCCAAATCTGCTTGCCCTCTAGGACGGTTTTCTTTGGGGTATGGATTGCTTGAAAGACGTTTTGTATCAAAGTTGTTTAGGGTTTCTAGTTTCGACAACAGGAATCTCACATACTTACTATGAAAAATATGGTAATACATTGAGGATTTCTTTGTCCTAAACAGTTTCAGAGTTACAGATGTATCCACTGAATCTTGCAGAGTATCCATTCTATCCTTAGAACGGATTAAAACTCGGGGTTGCCGCCTGCGTAAAACGGATTGGCGTGGGGTATACAAAATCATTATTGATATGAGAATGGAGTGCCCCTACTGCTATGCTTACGTCTACGACCAACTATGCCGCCCCGTTCCTCACCGCAATACCTTCCTATTTGCTCCTCTTGTCAACCTTGAGCGAGGAATGAAAGACCCACATCCATTTGTCTCTAACTTCATCCGTGCATCAAAGGATCCGAAGGAGATTGGGCATGTTGCATTGATGTTTACAGAGGCGGGAGGTGTGAGTCGACCCAAACGAATGAGGATACAACCACTTCTTGTTGCTCGCATGTGGGTTGTTGAAAAGTTGAAAGAGATCGGAGACGTAGATTCCGTGCACTTTCTTCACAGCGGTGGTTTCGAGCCTCAACCCTTGTCGCTGACATTCAGTATTACATAAAAACAATGGATGTCCAGCAGATCAAGTTCTCAATTCAGACTCTTGCCTTTAGAATTGACAACATGATTGATACCGGCAAAACTCACCTTTTTTACTCAAATATTGTAGACGGCGACGAGCTCTACGGGCCGGGAGTTCTCCGCAAGCATATCCTTGATGTTGTGATTGCACTTCAAGAAATATACAAGGGAGAGTGTGTAATTAGTCGAACTCCTGGAGGAATTGTCGCACATAAGATATAAATGGATCTTAATGTCATCATCCCCATGCTGCTGTTCGTTCTTCTGACCCCGGGTGTTCTGCTGTCTCTGCCGCCGGGCCAGCCTATCCTGGTGCAGTCTGTGACCCACGCCGTTGTGTTCGGACTTGTGTATTACGGTCTCCGCATGGTGTTTCCCCAGTATTACTGAGATCACCCCTGTGATAGGACGTGCTTCACGGCTGCATGATCCTGACACCGACCAATCTCACTCCATGCAATAAACTCCTGAAATGCCCGCTCATTTGATGATAATGCAAATGCAGGATAACAACATCTCAACGCCTGAAATGCATCTGCTGCCGCATGTGCATTTTGCTGTCGTAAAAATCCAGTAATCTGATCCAGTTTGGTCTTTCGCTCTGGGATCGTCAACTTATTGAAGTTTTCGGCAAATTGCTCCATGTCGGTTTAGATAGGATGGCGTTAAAGTGGATAATGGGCGCGTGTATGGACAAGCCTGCATTAACGATTGGTATCAAGACAATCAAGCAGAGTCGATTGAAGACAATGAAAACATATCAAGATGCACTGAAAGCAGCTGGATACGAGTGTCACCCAAGTGCATCCATCATGATTGTGAAAGGGGATCTCGTGTCGTTTGTGTCTGCAAGCACCCCGTTTCAGATTGTTGATGAAATGGTGTTTCGGGGGTCGCATATTCCTATACGCCGGCTATACGGCCGACAGTCTTGATTGTTGCATCCCGAGCCTTGTAGATTTCTATGAGAGGACCGAACTCGATTTCAGTGAGAATCAGAAATCCACCCACGGATACAATGATTCCATCTTCCCAGTTCAGACCCTTCGGTTGAAAGAGCCAGAAGTAGATTCCCAAAAACAGTCCAAGTGAAACCTTAAACATCGTATCCACGATTGCGAATACAGGACTTTCTGCAACCTTGTAACCAAGGCTCAGAAAGATGATTTGTGCAAGGACGATGACCTTCAGAACGAAAAAGTAGATCTGATAAAGCTTCATTACTATTTATAGACGTGGAAAAGTGTAAAACAATGGAGTATGGTATTGTATTGTTAATGCGCCATCGCACCGAACGGTTTGTGCCGACGAGTAACCGGAGTGCGCCCGCTCTTTTTGCTCAGATAGTTGTTGACACTATGGTGGGATACAACGATGCACGCGGCGGTGAGTTTGATCGCACCCCCATGACAGTCTCTTACTTCACGGATCGTGTCTGTGTAATGTTAGTTGGTAAGATTACGGATGATTTGTATGATCAGGTCCGTAGACGCGTGGACTTTGAGATTAACCGAAGAGTGTTTGATAAAACGGATTCATTCGGTGTATGAAAAGGGTGACTGTGCGGTTACCATGGAACACCTCTACATCCTTCGCCTCGCGTGCAACAAGTGGTTCATCGGAAAGTCTAAGAATGTTCCTCACACCTGTGCTTACTACGACTGCGGATTTGGTCCACAGTGGATCCGCACCTACAACCCAATCTGCGTGGCTGAGGTGCGGCCACTTAAGGATGAGAATGATGTCCGTGATACCACTCTGAAGTGGATGAAGATTTACGGCATTGACAATGTGCGCAACATTGGATGCGACGGAATGAAGCTGGAGGATGATGAGGAAATCGCCATCCGATTCCTGATACATGCTCCTCCAGATGCATGTGTGAACTGCCATGCGACGGGGCACAGCCAGACTGACTGCAAACACGAAAAGAACACGAGCTGGGCGTGTCAGTGGTGTGTGTCAGATTATCCAAACCGCCACGCATGCGAGCAGCACGAGAAGGGATGCCGCCCGCCGGCAGTTGAGCCACCTCCTCCTACAAACTGGTGCACCCGTTGCGGCCGAACCGAGCATGTTGCAGCCCGATGCTTCGAGAAGAAGCACACGGAAGGTTGGTGGATCCGGTGAAAACGAATCCAACTCTTGTCACGTATTAATTTTTCAATCAAAATGCTCTGCTGCACCCGCCGCCACACTTACATCGCGCCTCCTTCGACTCCGGCAAACACCTGCGAGTGGTGCGATGCCGATCTCTCTAATCAGGTAATCTATCTGTTCGATACGCAGGATATTGCCAATACGAATCGCACTAGCTTTCGTATTGGTAACAAGTGTTGCATGGACAATGGTGATCATGAAGATTACTGCGTTCGATATGTCAAACAATGGGGAGTAACTCCGTATATGTGCTTCATGTATGAGGCCAGTCACGAGAATGTAACGCAGTTGTTTGCTCACGCCAATCAACTTCATACCATGAGGGCCGATCGTCTCGATGTTAAGAACGCTTTCCGTTCTGCATGGAATACCTACAACCGTCTGACGGAGATCGACCAAGCGCTGGTTGTCAAGTGAGACCCAAAAACGAATACATCCACTCTAACTAAAACCATTTTTCAAGTCAAAATGAAGCCTATGACTCGTCACGAACTCCAGACCGCACGCGATACTGCACGCATTGAGAAGGAGAGGGCAAGCATCCGTGAGCAGGAACTCGTTGGGGAACTATGGGCTGAACAGATCTACAAGCGCGTCAAGGAAACAGCTGAGCTAGGACATCCGCAGTATCAGTGTCACTGGCCTTCGACCTTCACGGCGGTTGCTTACACGCAGGCAGTCCTGAAGCTTCGCGAATGGTTCCCAGATTCAAATGTCGATACCGTCGTGCACGGAGCACTGAGTGGCGGCGAGACAAGCACATCCGTTCGCATCCGATGGGGACACCAGAACGATATTGTATCTGAAGAGCTTCTGCAACGCCGCCTGGAGAAGGAGACGGAGTGGTAACAACTATTCTACGTTGTATATAAATGAGTGAAGAGCAAAAGAAGAAAGGAGCCGAACTTCTTACCACATTTTTGAATGCACCTGCTGGTCCAGAGAAGGATGCGGCAAAGACAGCCCTTCTTGCCTTCATAGATGAACTGAACAAGAGCGCTGATGAAGGGTATAAGTCTGCAGATACTACATTTAGCAAGTATATCCCTGGATATGCTGGACGTCGTCGTAAGACACGCGGACGCAAGCAGGGTCGTAAGACACGGCGTCGCCACTTCTAAAAACGGATTCAGAGCTTACACGAAAAATGGGTTTTAGGGTTAAGATGGATCAAATCAAGTCCTTCGCCAAGCGCGTCTTCAAGGCTCTCGGTGCCGGCTTCAGCGAGCGCGTCTACCACAATGCAATGGAGGTTCTACTTAAGAAGTACAATATCCCCTACAAGTCAGAACAGGTTATCCCGGTCATGTTTGAGGGAGTCGAAGTGGGTCAGGTGCGCGCCGACCTTGTAGTTAACGGAAACATCGTTGTTGAGCTGAAGTCGGTGCGATCACTCAAGGACGACCACGCCACACAGTGTGGGATGTATATGAAACTGCTGAATATCGAGAGCGGTGTGGTGATCAACTTCCCCTGCGGAGACAATGAGGATGTTGATTTCCAGGAGCTGGAGACAGCGTCTCCTGTGTGCAAACGCTGTGGTCGTGATAGTCATATGGCGTCCGGCTGTTATGCGAAGAAGCATATTGAAGGATACGAGCTCTAACCCTTCAACCCCCGCTCCTTCAACTCGCGCTTCTGCTTGCGAAGCTCAGCGTTCAGTGCGCGACGTGTAGGATTCCGCAGGACCTTGAACAGATGATGGTGCTCTCGGAGATACTCACCCTTTTTCATTCGGATGATCTTACTCGTGCGCCGACGATTCTTACGTGTCGGCATTACTCCTCCGCGAGATTACTTCAGGGCCCGCACGGACAGAATATACAGGAACAATGCATTTGTCACTCCCAGGATTAACGCAGGAGCCGAGCGCAGAATCAGAGCAAATCCACGCTTAGGAGACACTGACAGCACGTAAAGTTCAAGAAGAACCACAAGTCCAGCAGAAATCGCCACCAGCCAGAAAATCACATAGTAATACGTTTCAATCGTGTCATTCGAAACATTCTTGGTGAATTCGGGTTCGCTTGTCATTTACTTACGCGCACGACGAGTTTTACGGGACCTGAGGTCCCTTGTGGACCGTGCGCGGTGCTTCGTCTTGCGGGTCTTGCGACGTCTCCCTCCACTGGGCTTCGGTGTGATTGTGACACGCTTGAGCCCACTCGTGGGGGCTCCGATATCTTCGACTTGAACATTGTAGGGAGGGCA